GTTCGGGAAGGTATATTCCAGTTTCTGACGAGGCCCAGTTTCTGAAACGTTGAATCGCCGTTGTCATTTCTCCCGTGTCAAGATCTTTACTACTCTTGTTCGTGTAACCGGACGTGGTCGGTTTACCTATAACTTGAACCCGGACACCCTTCTTCAAGTAAGGGGTTAATTTCCCTTCCTTGTCGTACTTCACGACATCAACCCATGTCGTTCGTGATTCCCCTTTTACCTTCTCCGTGATGGCGATGGAAAAGCAAGCGTAATTATTGCCCCCGATTTGTTTCAACTCGGCATCCTTGCCGATGTTTCCTGTTGCTATAATCTTTATCATCTTGTCTGAATTTTAATTATTAAGCACATTGCAACTTGATGATCTCATCCATCACCTTTTCCTTGTACTCGTTTGCCTTCGCTAGTTTTTTGATACAATTCTCGATAAATTCTTGATCAGGCAAAACACGTATCACTTTGAGTGCAAAAAGTTCACTTTGGCATCTAGGGTCATAGCTAATGAAATCACACCATTTGCGTCCCGTTGCGATAAAATTACCTTGTATCTGCACGTAATACTCGTAATGCTCTTTTTTCAAGTCATTCTCGTCCTTTAAGCGAAGATGCTTAACGTGAATCGAGGTGTTAAACGGGCATTTTATCTCGATAAAACCGTCTTGACCGACAAGTCCATCCGGGGATCCACCGAAGTAATCATTAAACTCGAAAAAACCGCAGTCGTTTACCTCCACGCCTTTTTTCTTCTCGTAAGCGTGTCTTGCACTTATCTCTAGTTCCTTACCCCACGCCACCTCTCTAGTGTTAATATCCTTGTAATCTAGGCAAGTTCCATTAGTTATGTACTCTGAAATTTTATCGTACACGTACGATTTTGAAGTTTCGGAAAGCTCTCCAGCTTCTTTCTTTACCTTTTCACGTGGCTCGGAAAGTAGCTTGTACAATTCCGAGCTGGTGAAATGGAATAACCTGTCTCTGTACCATTCAGGATTGTCCTGAAGGTTGTTCTTTTGTCTCTCCATTGCTTAATGAATTTGCCTGTTTTAAATTCTCGATCAACTTGTCGGCCTCCTCTTTGGTTACTTGGCCTTTCAACAAGGCGGCCTTCACGTCAGATTCCGTTTTGAGAGTTGAGGGATCGAGAGAAGTGTCAACAACCGTCTCGAACTTGTTCCCGAACGTTTCTTTTACCGACGTGGTACCTTCTTTTATAGCGTTGGCGAGGCTCCTGAGGTATATTATGTTTTCCTTGTCGATTTGATCAACGCCTTTCACCTCCAAATGATCAAGAAGTTGTTCTTGGGTTACACCGATTTTCGAGAAATAATCGATCATTCTCTTGCGACTAGTTTCTAAATCGATACTTTGACCTAATGCAACTTGTTTCACGTTAGCGATCACCTTTTTCGTCACCGCTTTCGGGATAACCTTGAAAACGGCGTTTCTGAAAGCGATAGCCGAAGCGGCGTTTCCCGTGACTACTTGCATATCCTCGGAGAATGTTTTCCCGTACTTATCAGTTATCCTGCGTTTCACTTCAACGGAAGCGGCAAAATTCGTTTCAAGGTCGTGACAAATACCCATCGCCGTGATCGTCTTCCCGTCATTGCCTATTATCCTAGTTTGAACCCTGATGTTTCCCCACGCCCCCGCTACGATCTCGGCCATGCGAACCGATAACCCCTCGATCACGGCTGCATCATTACCTTGTCCTCTTCGTAAAGCGTAAAAACAATCTTCTGCCGTTTCCGTGTCCATCGTGGCGTAAGTCTCTATAGTGCTTAACACCTTGTGTATATCCCGTGGGTATTGTTTCGCTGTCGATATTTGAATATCCACTTCTGCCTTGTTGATAGCCTGTATCATCTCGGCTTGATTAATTTGAATTATTTCCATATCTTTGTGTTTGAATTAATTAATAATTGACAACCCCCGGGGAGTCGAACCCCGGTAACGTGCCCCGGCACGGGTTGTACGCTGGCATAATGCACCTTTGACGTGCGACTTTCGCCACTCCCGGAGTGTTGCCCGGAAGTTCACCAGCCCCGCTCGACTATGGCGGTATATGTTATAGTCTACCAGTATTTCAAAGAACTTAACCGCTATCGTTCAAAGTAGGCGGTTTTCTTTTTTAGAGAGGTGGGAAGGGGAATCGAACCCCTTGCAATGCGTGTGTGAAAAGAGGAAAGATGCTTCTCCAAGCTGTTACCCACCGTGTGCCGGGACTTACACCCGGCCGTTTTTAATTACCAACAAACAAATAACAGAACTAAAGAACCTTGCGTAGAGAGCTAACGGGAACCTTGAACATCAATCCTCTCTGCTGCTTGATCGTGGCGATCCCGCTTTTTTCGTCAATGCTTTTCACCGTGAATATCCCTTCCACGTGTGTTGTAGTTACTTTATCACCTTTTTTCATATACTTAAATTATTATCTATCAACTTCCGTGAATACCCCGTTGACTAACTTGTAATAAGTGTCTTCTTTTATCTCGACCCCGTCAACCCTTTTTGTTACCACGTTTATCGGGATCCAATCTCCATTATCGTCTCTTCCCCATTCAGCAAGTGTTATCCAAGAGCCAATTTTTGCCTTCGCTATTGAATTATTCCCGGCACACATTACCACGCTATTTTTACCCGATGACCCGATCTTTGCGTCATCACCCGATGACCCGATCTGTGCGCCATGACCCGATGACCCGATCTTTGCGTAATTACCCGATGACCCGATCTTTGCGTCATCACCCGATGATTTTTCTAACTCTTTTGTATCATTTTTCGAGAATATAGTTTGTTCCTTCAACCATTCTATCCCCATCTTGAATAATCCAACAAATCCGATTTCAGCATTTATTTTTATCCGTTTGCCACAGATTTTAGAATCATTCTCTTTTTTGTCATTTGATACCTCGTCAAGTTCTACCTCGCAGTACTTGCCTTCCACGTCGTTGTAATAGTTAAGAACGTCAAGGGGGTTGGTGCAGGCGTGAAAACCTTTCTCGCATAACACGGCCTCCTCTTCCTCGTATTCCTTTCCTTCCTCGAACTGGAAACCTCTGCACGTGAAATCTTTATTAAATCCTTTGTACGCTTTCATGTTTATGTTATTTATTGTTCGTTTCCAAAATTTCGCCCTTTCGAGTATCACTACTTTGTCCGGGCTAATTATCTACTCACTTTAAAAGAAATTGCGTTCTTGATTGTATTCCTCGTTCCATTCATCCACCACGTGCATCCACTTCCGACAGGTTACCTCTTCTCTAGATTCCATCTTGACAAGGTCAGATTTCAACATACCCAGAAAAACACCCCTCTCTTCCGGGTCCCAAGCGTAAGTCTTGAAAAACTCCTCGTCGCTCACAGTCTTGACATTATTAATGTCTTCCATCACTTCCGATGCCGTGTTATAGCTGTAGTTCATGGTATTATTGTTTTATCAGTATCTTTAATCTTCAATTCGCCATTCATGAACAATGGAATCATGGAATCTCGTAACTCACCAAGCAACCTGTTCTCTTCCTCGTTCAAGTAATATATGTGCTGCTTGTACATGTTTATGAAAAATGGCATGATGCTGGATAGTTTTTCCTTGTCCGTGTTCTCTATGCTAAAAACTTTAGAATTTGAAGATTGAATGTATTTGTTCTCTATAATTTTTTCTTTTACCTTGTAATTATCAAACATTGAAAAACTATCGTTAATGGCTTTCACCACTTCGTTAGAAGCTTCACAATCTTTTATCACGGCGGTTAACCCTAATCTATCCGCCCATACTTTATTAACAGTAACCTTGATCACGTTTCGTTCTCTGATAACCCGGTTTATGTCATGTATTATGTCATTAAAATCACGATGTAACGTTCCTTCTAGTTCTAACGGCAGGTAAAGCCTAAGGGAAAGATTATAATCATGTGTTTCTAATTCTTCCTCGGTTATAATCTTGGAGAAACCATGTTGCTCTTTAACTGTTAATTCGCGCAATGCGATAATCTGCTCATCCGTGAACGTGTTAAATTCTTTCTTGTAAATCCTGTTGTAATGACTAGCATCACCTTCTCCTCTCTGCTCTCTGATCTCGACAGATTTCATTTCAGTGGCGTTTACCAGCATCACATCCTTGCTCGTCTTTCTCTTGTCAAACAGCAGTATGCAAGTTGCCACGGATGTTGATTCGAACATTTTTTCAGGCAATGATATGGCGGCTTTCAACCATCCTTTCTCGACAAAATACTTCCTGCACGGGATTTCTTTCTTACTCGATAACACGCCCATCGGTAAAATTATAGCGCAAACACCATTACTCACGTGCAAACAACGAGACACGAACGCGAAATTGCAAGTGTATTTATCTGGTAAATCTAGCGTGATTTCATTAGATACAGGAACGTTCAAGTTAAACGGCGGGTTTGATATACTTGTATCAGATTTTAATTCTTCCACATCGGGAAACATTAATCGTTGAATGGTGCCATACTTGTCTCCTTTTGTCACTTTATACGATCCAAAAACTTCACCGGAAAGAACGTTTTTGTTGATCACTGTAGCCTCGATATTCCTGATACATAAATTAAAAAGGAGGATGGGGATCACGTTATCATCCAGTTCCTCGCAAATAAACGACAGGTTCTTGTTCGTGTTCCATTTTTGTATAACCAAACTACCACTACCGCTACAACAATCGTACACGATCTTCTCGTCAGAACACGTGAGGGATGCAATCAAACGAGACAAGCATACTGGCGTGTAGTCTTGCTTCTTTTCTTTCCTGTCAGAACAGTAAAATTGATATACACGCTGTAACCAATCTACCGACATATCGGGGCATAACTCCAGGTATTTATCAAATACCATGTCTCTATTTTTCGAGAAGATCACGTCTCGAACAGAATCCGTGAACGAATCAGTGTCGTTAGCCCCGAATAAATTCAATATCCTAGATGTTATCTCTTTTAATTCCATTTTTTCCCTTGTTTGTTAATTTGATCTTGAAATGTTCTATAATGAAAGCTACCGTCAAGAACCAGCAAAAGCCAGATACGTACAACTGGTGCGTTGCCGGCTCGCCTAGAGGGGTGGTGCCGAACAAGCCCCCGAAAAGGCTGACTAGCGACAGGGTGAAGAATAGGGTGATGTGTGTTTTCATCGTTCTCTCAGATATTTATGTCGTATTTCTTCTATGTTTATCATTAAAGCTTCTGCTAGACTAACTTTGCCGTCTGCATCGTGTTTTATATACCCGGCATTGGCATAATTAATTATCGTGTTCGTGCAAACCCCGTGTAGCTTGGATACAAACCTGTAACTAACTGGGATGTTAGAGTACACCTTGGCATTGATGTATCCTTGTTCCCTTAGTTTGTTTTCATCTGCTTCAATTTGCATGATTTTATCTTTTATTCTTCGACATATTCCATTCTTCGAGCCGTTCTTGTTCTAGCTCTTCTAACTCGCATCATATCGGCTGGTTGTACCAGTAATTGAAGGAAAATCAACGCAATCATTGTGATTGCGCTTATAGCCCTTTTCACGTTTCCAATCTTGTCGTTTTCGATTATCATGCGTTCCGGATGCTTCACGAACATATAAGCGGCGAGTTCCGTTGATTTATTGAAATGGAGTTTGGCGTATATATTTCGTAGGGTATTTTTTACCGTGTAAGGGCTTCTCCCTAATTTATCGGCAGTCTCGTCCACGGACGCTCCCCACGCTATATATTCAGCGATCTCGATTTCTCTATTGGTTAATGTATTCATAGTTAAATATTTTTTCTAAGCCATATTTTCTAAATACTTCCCTAATAATAGAAACTTGCTCCGTTGTGCAACCTATATTCCCGCACATCTTTAGTCTAAAAGATCTTTCTGTTATCCCGAGTAATTCAGAAATCTCTTTTCTGACTTTATTTTGCACCTTGGGTGATAATGCAGAATAAGCCATT